ACACCTTCCGCTTCAAAATCTCTACTGGTTAAACTTAACGCATATTTGATATATTTTTCGTTAAACTTTAGAATACTCTTTAAATGTTCAAGACCATCCGGAGTAAATGTCTGTGCCTTGTGATCCCACATGCCATATTCATCACTCAACCTACTAACAATGTTTTGTATCTTACCTTTGATTTTATCATCAATACCAAAGAAGCCTTCCGCCACACCTTGCTGACCCAATATTTTTTTAGCTTGTTCTAAATCTCTTAGTTGGGCTGCAATTTGACCTGCTCGTTGTTTAGCTGCAGAGTAAGTATTGCTGGCGCCGTATTGATAGTCTAAGGTAGCAGATTTTAATTCTTTTTGCAGCCTTGCAATTTCTGTATCAATATCTACACCTGCGTATTTTTCAGCATACTTAGCCGGTAAAGCAGCTTTGTATTCTGCGTCAGCTTGGGCTTTTGCTTTTTCACTACGAGCATCTAATCGGGCAAGACCTGCTTCACGACGGCGAACTGTTTCGGCTCCTTTGGCCTGTGCTTCTGGACTACGACCAAACTTAGTGTCTATAGCACCTAAACCCTTAGACAGCATTGCTTTTTTACGATAGTCGCCCATGCTAACTTCATTAACATCAACAGATTCTAACAGCGCACCGCTTATGCCCAACAATGCCAATGCTTTGTCGTCTGCTTCAATTACTACACCGTCGTTCATGAACCCAACAACACGGCTTTCGATAACTGTGTTGCCTAGTTCAATATCAAAATTGTCGCCTAATTTAATGGATTCATTAACAACGATTTGTGTAATTTTCATTTTCTTACCTTAATGCTTTCATAGTCGCGGGCTACAGTTTCTTTCATAGCAAGTGGGTTGTCGCCGAACTGATAACCATGCTTTCTCATTTTCTTTTCTTGGCCTGCAACATCGCCGTTACCGCCTTTTAGCTGAACATCTGTACCAAATACTTCTACATCAGGAGTTGTGCTAGCGTGATATCTTTCGTCTTTTTCTTCTTCGATTTCTTCTTCGTCGCCTACTACAACTTCAACAGGTTGATATACAGCTTCTGCAGAACCTGAACCTAAACCAGCTAGTTTTAACAACTGTGCTAGTTTCGCAGCGTCTTCACCGTCTGCACTAACTGTAACACTTTGATAACCGTCACTGTCAACATTCATGCTGACATTCATATGGCCTTCTTCTTGTTCAGGCATACCACTGTCACAACCACATTCTGTCATGGTGTAACCACACTCATTGCAAGTTTCAGTGCCTTCATCTACTTCGTCTGTGCTGAACTCTTGTCCAAATGCATTGAAAGTGTCTTTGCCAGCTTTTTCTGCTGCAGCATCTTGTTGCTTTAGATATTCGCCTTTGCTAACTTCTTTAAGACCTGCCAGACGCATCATTTCATTCATTTCTTCCTCTGTTTCATCTACAGGTACTGGAAGTGCGACCCCTTTTTCTCCGGGCTTAGGAGCATCTGCGGACCATACGCCATTTTTAATCGTACCCATTGCTTGTGGCTTGCCAGCTGGAGGTGCAAGTGGTTTTTCTGGTGAGCCGGGATCAGCTAAGGGTTCAGGCTTTGCACTAGAACCTTTAGGTAAAGTTTGAATAAACTTGCCTAGTGGATCTGCATCTTCTAACATGCTTTGATACTTGTCTGCGTATTCTTCAAATGCAGACTTCTTAGGACGGCCACGGCCGCGCTTAACTGCTGTAACATTTTCTGTATCATCAGTTTCACCCGACTTAGGGTTGTACTTGCGTGTGTAAATTGTACCACCGGTGGTAGGATCTTTTTTCTTATCAAACTTACCAGTGCCTTTTTCTTCACGACTCTTAGTTGCAACAGCCTTCATCATGTCTTCCCAGCCTTCAGAAATCTGTTGCGCGGTCATGCCACTGCGACTCAGGATGCTAAGTGCGGCCACTGCTTCTTCAACTTTACCAGCTTTGTGTGCTTTCCAGGCTGTGGCATAAGCAATGCCTTTTTCCCTATCAGTTAGTTTGCCGTCTTTGGCATAACCCTTCTTAATATGCTTAACCATTCTTTCAGCCTTTGCTCCTGGAGGTGCTACTTCTGCCACATTTTGCTCGTCGTCATTGTTTTCGTCGTCACTCCAGTAGTCTTCGGGATTGGCAAAACCATTGATTATATCGGCCGCATATTCAACAGGCACACCGGCTTTATTGGCAATGACTTTGTGATACCCAGGTACATTGAGTTCTTCCATACTTAGTCGAGGATAATACAACCTCAGAGCAGTCAACACTCGGCTGTATTCTCCTTGCTGTTGTCCTTCTGCCATTTCTTCTTCGCGAGTTGCAGCGCCTTCGCCTTTTTTCCAACCGCCTTTGCTTCTTAATGCAAAATTAATTTGGTGCATTTTCTTTTCTGCGGCACTGCCACGCTCATGCGGGCCGCTCTTGTGTAGTTTTGCTAACATGCTTTTTAGTTCAGCAGTAGTTTTGCCAGCATATTCGCCTGTACGTTCTACTTCCGCATCACCTGCCCATTTTTCGTTTACTTGCTCTTCACCTAGCTTTTTGCCTGCGGCGGCCGCTTGTTGGAACTTTTCTTTTCCGTATTTTTTACGGCCAATTGCTGCTGCAACTGCTTCGGGATTTTCGGCGCTGCCACCTTTTTTAACTGCGGCAACAGTTTTCTTAAAGCCCATATATTTTTCATTTAACTGCCCTTCCACAGTTTCCATGTTTTCTGCCAGTTTAGTTTTGGCTTTAGGTTGCTGTTGAACTGGTTCATGACCTTTTTCTTCAACTGCATTAAATTTGTTTAAAATGTCGTAAATGTTATTACTCATGATCTGTTCCTATTATTTCTTTACTGGCGAAGGTATTTTATTCTGTTTGCTGCCTACAGGACTTGTAGTGCCTTGAGGAAATTCGTTACTGGTTTGACCTTTTGCTGTGGTGCCGCCTGCAGCATCAGGGTATTGATACTTGCGTGTTTCTTCAAGTTCTTTAATCAAGCTAGGGATTCTTGCGTCACCAACTAAATCTGCTGCTGGGCCTTCAGTTTTCATCTCAGGCTCGCTGAGTACAGTCTTGCCATCAGGATTACTCATTTCTTTGCCGTCTAGTATAGCTTCAAATGGACTGTCTGTGGGTGTTACACGAATATTAGCTGCCGGACAGCATCCGCATTCTGCAATAGCATTACGAACTAGGTCGTCGTTGGCAGGATAGCAAATACTGACATCAAAAATATTAATTTCTACAGGACCCATGTTAGGAAACAAAGGACTTTCGTGTATGGGTAAACGCTTGGGTTTGGAGATACTTTCGACTTTATACTGTTCCAAGGCTTGTTTTACTTTGGCTTCAATTTCGCTGGTCATTTCGCAGGCCATGCGGATTCTAAAATCGTAAGTCTTGTGGCTTTCTGTTAAGTAGGCTTTAAATGACTTCATTGGGAATTCCTATTATAAGATATTTATTCAAATTCTGTTATTTTTTCTGTTGTTTCAGTATTTCAGCTAACAAACTGTTGCGATCTATTACCGTTCCTTCGCCTTCTATAGGACTTGCAGGTCCGTTACCGTTGGCATTCGCAGCTTGATCTAAACGCATTTTCTTAAGTTGTAGATCAACCATGCGTAGTTTTTTATCTAGTTTAGCTTGTTTGGCTGTAATAGCATGTCCCAGCAGTGTGCCAGCGGTTTGAAATACTGTGCCACTGAATCTTGCTTCCATGGCCATGCCTAAATCCATTAAATCGTTGAACTTTTCTTTGGCTAAGTCAGCAAGCTCGTCTAGTTCAGCATCGCTGGCTTCTAGTCCTCGAACTCCAGGAAGTGCTGAATCTATTTTGTCTATGGCAGAATCTATTTCTGCAAAAGTTGATTGATGTTGTTGCAACTGCTGTGTTGCTTGTTCAGGGCTAACATCTTCGGGCAGTGCTTCTGGTAAATTGAATAATTCACTGAGTTTTTTGGTCATACCATATTTATGGTTTGGTGCCGTGGAAAATTTGATTTTCGTTGACTACTCTAAACTTAAGTCCGTTTTGTTGACAAAATGCCGCGGCTGCTTGCCATTTGCAATGATTTAATGCTACCGCAGCTTTATCCCTGGCAGACTTGGCAGCTTCCATTGTAGTTTCTTTACTTGGTTTAATCTCTACTACTTCGCCGTGTCGGTTACCATCTCTATCTTGGTATATGATTAAGAAATCGGGCACATAAATTGTTTTTTTGCGAGTAAAGGGATTTACATAGTTAACATGAATCGCTTCGCTGGCCCATTGTAGTATGGCAGGGTTTTCGTCACAGAACTGCATAAATTTGAATTCCCAACTACTGCGATAAGTTGGTTGCTTTTTACCTATGTATTTTTCTGGGTTTTTGATTGTATACTTACCCTGACTGAACTTACTGGCCATTTTACCAAAGCACGGTCCTGGTTACGCGATTATTTGCTACAACTGTGTTAACTGTACCTAACAAACTTGTACTAACTCTACTGCTGTTTAAGTACAATGCTAATAAGTTGTTAAGTTCACCTGCTGACATTTTCATAAATTGATCTAGTACCTGCATAGGATCTTCATTATTTAATTGTGCGGTATTGATTACAGTTTGCGCTAATAATTCTGCACTTTCACGGTCACCGGTTACTTGCTGAAACCAACTTAATATAGCGTCATTGGTTCCTATGCTGACAGTATAATCAGGTATAAAATAATTGCTAAAAAATTTATTTGTTTGATTAATTCCAGAACTAGGTAAGTTACTGGGTTTAGTTGGATCGTATTGTGGCATTTATTTGTTTTCTTTAATAGTCATAAGTCCAATCACCGGTGCCAATTGGATCTCCTGCGTATGCTTCATATAAACCTTGTTCAGCTTCTGCAGCATTTAAATTCCATTCTTCGGCTGTAATATTTATAGGAGCGGTTCCACTTTCTGTTCCAAATGCTGTATTAACATACTGTCCAGTGCCTGTTAATATAGGATTACCTGAACCGTCGGTCCAAATTGTTGCTTGTTCAAAACCTGCACTGGGATTACCTGCAACTGCATCGCTGGCTGATTTACTGCCACCAAATAAATTACTTAGCCAATTACCTGTACCTGCAGCAGGCGCTTGAACTTGTGTATAAGTTCCGCTGCTGTCTCTAAACCATTGGCTGCCATCTTTATAGGTAAATGTACCAGTTCCGTCGTTTTCTAAAACTGCGTTTACTACATTTTTATTTGGGCTATCTTTACTAAAGCCACCGGTGCCAAAAATATCACTGAAAGTATTTTTTATTGTGCCGCCGACATTATCAAACACTTGGTTTACACCACCGGCAACTCCATTTAAAATTGGTTGTAATGCATTGTTTACTAACCTACCAGTAACTAAACCAGCTGCACCACTAACACCTGCTGCTACAGTTTGGCCCAATACACTCTGACCTAAAAATCCTTTAGTTAAACCAGAATAAAGGGTTTGTGTTGTATATCCGCCTGCAATTAGGCCGCCAGCGCCGCTCAGTGAATTTACGATCTGTGCAGAAGTTCCACCAATTGTATATGTAACCCCAGTTTGTGGATTTGTGTAGTATCGTACCCCGGCTGGATTTAGTGTTTGTCCTTGTTGCACTAATGCACTGCTGTTTTCAGGCACAGCAACAGGCTCTGGATTTCCGGTATAATTACTGCCTGGTACTAGCTTTTGTTGAATACCGTTTTCGTCAATAGTAACTTGGGTACCGTCTCTATATGTGTATACCGTCATGACTTGACCATTACTGTCTGTAATTCTTTGTTTAGATTCTTGATTGGTTTCAAAGTCGCCTGGATTATATGTACCGCTGGTAGTGCTTAAAACTTGTTTGCCACCAATTGGATTTCCGTCTTCATCTAAAGTCAATGAAGTTTGCTGGTTAGTTACAGGCTGGCCGTACTGATTTACTAAAATATTATTGCCTTGGTTTGTAGTAACTTGAAATAACTTTGCACTGCCTTGTTGTAGACTATTTGTAATAACACCGTTAACATAGTTATTTGCAATAGTTGTCCCAACTGATATTACTCCGGACTGCAAATTATAACCAGTTGGAGTTCCGGCTATGGTAACACCGTTGCCTTGCGGTAAAGAACTATAAGGATTAGACAGCACATTTGACTGACTATAAACCAATCCACTGCCTAAACTGGCAGTAGGTACTGTAATGCTATTGCCTATAGCAGCATTTACTGCTTGATTAATGGCAGTAATACCTATACTAGTAAGACTTTGCCGTGCAAGGTTTGTCCAGTTTACATTTTTTAGATTTTTAGCAAGATTATAAGCATTTAGTAAAGAGTTGAATATGTTGGCTCCTGAACCTTGGCCGTCTGGTCTTGCCAGATCCTTAGTTCCATTGGCCAGTGCTCCTACTAAACCATTATCATCATAGATATTAGTTGTACTGGTACTAATTGGGCTTTGGAAATTATCGTAGTGTATAGTAGCAAACCCGTTTACATCAATTGGATTAATATATCCTGTTTTATATTTGACAGTTTCAAACACAACAGACATTTGATTTTCCATAATACCAGTGCCCTGTTCACTGTTGTGTTCGCCATGGCGCCAATCACTGATATAAGGATTAATTAATTCGTATTCTGTGAATCTTTTATTGTGTAAACTAAAAAGTTGTATGCTGGTTAAAAAAGGAACAACACTGGCATTTCGTGGAGTAAAGCCCCAACTGTCTGTTAGTCTTGGTTGGTATTTGTGTGGTGTAGAGTAATAAGCTTTAGTGTAGTCACTGTCTCTATAGTAATAGGTATAATAATCGTTCCAAAATTTAGTTACAACATCTGCTGCATCGTCATGGAATGTTATTGTGATAGGATCATAACTAATTCCAGTTTGAATAATGTTTTTTCTATTGTAAGCATTTTTAGTTTGTGTTGCAATCCTGAAGTTAGGTAATCCTACTCTTTTAGCTAACAGCCCAACTTCATATTGTTCTTGTACAGTTTGACTACTGATTTGTGATGTAAAAATTTGTTGGCTAAAAAGTGCTGTTACTTGAGACAATAAATCATTACCTAGATTGTTGTTTACATTTATAACAACATAATATAAAAAACTTTGTTTAGGGGCAAGCCTATAATTATCAGCCAAAAATAACTTAGTAGCATGATCATAAGAATGCGTATAAGTGCCGGGAGTTAAAGGCTTTAGGTCTGCGTTGTACAAGGTGGCCATGCTAATATTTATTCCAAAAAGAAACCCACTCAAAAGTGGGTTTCACTATGGTTATTGTTTTTACTATTAACCAGTAATTACAGTACCTGTGCCACGAGGTACACTAGTACCAACTCCACCACCGGTAGTTTGTAAGGCGTTATCCATACGAATAGCCATTGTAATTGTCATTGGTTCATTGTTGCTGTAATTAGCTTCATTATAATTTACATCACTTAAGAAGCAACCGTACAGTTCCCAAGTTTCTAACACTACAGGTTCAATTGCACCATTGCCGCCGTCAAGAATTTCAAGTCTTGTGGTAAACTTATAGTCAATACCAGCACTTGAACTAGCTTGCTCCAAAAAGTCAAACTGTTTCTGTAGTTGTTCACCAACTAATCTACTGACATTGCCACCTGCATCATCACGCAATACAACAGAAGTTTGGCTCCATGTTGGGCGACCAGCAATATAAGCCATACTGTTGTAAACTGGAATTGTAATTGGCTCCATGGTCACTTGCGGACGGGCAAAACTTACAATTTGTTTAGTTAGTTCTGTAGTAGGTGTACTAACACCAAAGTTATCAAAACTAGCTCTAAAACGAAACTGTAGTTTTGGCATCAACAGACCCTGTGTGGAAGCACTTTGATTTCCACTTAAGGGTACTGTGAATTTTGTTAATGATGAAACTGCCATTTTAATTTGCTCCTGTGCCTACTGGTTCAGCTGGTGCAACATTGTTACTGTTTAACTGTCCAGCTGCTACCAATCTAATTGGGATGTAGATAAACTCAACATCTTTAGTTGGCTGTATTGCAACATCTACCCACAGTTCGTTTCTGTTGATACGATCTGGTGTGTTGTTAGATGAATCGCAAACTACCAAATAATCTGCTACACCGCGTTTAGCTACTAAGTCATTTAACAGACTGTTAACTACCGCAGTCATACTATTTCTAGTAATTGTGTCATTGGGTTCAAACAAGAATGGTTTACTCAACACATTCAATTGTTTTCTAATGTAATTAATCAATCTACTTACATTAATTCTATCTAGTGCGCTTGGTAAGCTGGCCAAAGTCTTTTGTCCGTAGACTACCAATCCAACACCGGGTAAACTTGTAATTGGGTTAATTGCATTTGTATATAATATATCGCGCAGGCCTTGGTTAATACCAACACTAACAAATGCGCCTGTCGATGCATTTACATAACCAATGGCGTTTAAATTGTCAATTAAACCGCGTCGTGTACCAGCTGGTGCAATCCATGGATAACTTGCATTATCGCTGTTTAGAATGCTGCGTAAAACTGCATGGCTTGGAGGTACAACTACTGTTGCACCGCTTAAGTCGGTTGTTTGTCCACTTGGATAGTACAAACCAACATAAGGATCTGTAGTATTCAATCCATCTTCTCCTGTAGCACTAGCATCTGCGCTGTTAGTTGCCCAAGCCTGAACTGCGGTACCTGTAGCAGGTAGTCTAAATGGTGTGTCACCGATAATAAACGCTGTATCATCACGGTCATTGTTTAGTGCTACCATGTTAGGAATTAGCTCGGGATAACCAGGACATGCAATCAAGTTGAATTGATTTGCATCTTCGCGCAATACTGTACTGCTGTCAATAGCACTCTTAAGAGCCGCTACAACAACACCGCGCTGAGCTTTTCTTCCAAAGTTCGGAAGATTCTGTGCATCGTACCCGCTAGCAGATAACCAAGTTGCTGTTTCACTAGGAATTGTTTCTCCAGGATAAGCTGCTTGTGTAAAGTAGCTGCTCTTGTATTGTTTTACATTGTAACCACTGGCTCTTGTATTAAACAATAAAATACCTTTTGGATACAGTGCGGGATCTGGGGCATCCAAATCTAAGTAATTGCTTTCGGACAAATCTGCAATCGAAGGAATAGTTCCAGTTGCTACATCTGTAGTACCATCTGTGTCCCAACGAGCATCGGCAAAAATAATACCGTTTTGTCCTGTGCTGTCTGTTAAATCAATTGCTACCCATTGATCAATACTGCTTACGCTTTGCCATCTGTATAAGGAAGGATAGTTTTCTAAATCACTAGTATCTAACCATAAATCACCGTATACTAATGCTGTTCCATCATCTTGTGTAGTAGGTTCACTGGCACTGATGATTGGACCTGTGCTGTTTGTATTAGCTAAGTTATAACCCCTAATATCAACGGTAGAAGTACTGCGATAACCTAACCAAGCTGTGCCATTACTGTACATAATATCGATACGACTTGGTGTGTTATAGTACCAGTAAGTGTTATTTGCTGGTGCTACATATGGCTGTGTTGAGGTATAGTAGTAATCATCTGTGCTTAATGGCGCCCAGTTACTTGCAAGAATAATACTTGCATTAGCATCATCTGTGTATAAATTAGTACCGTTAGTAGCAATACCAACGTTGGCAAGTGCTGTGCCGCTGATATCACTTAACTGTAAATCTCCGCCTTGGCTGTGTGTAATACTTACTGCGCCGCTTGTAGTCACATTAGCAGTAACATAAGGAATGTCAGCTGCAACAATTGCGGAAACAAATCCAGCTGGGGTAGCTGTACTGATAGTAACATTATAGGTATCAACATTAGCAAGAGTTAAATTAGCCCTTGTTTGAATACGAATTTGGTTTCCTACACTAGGATTACCAATGTTTGCTGTAACTTTAGCACCCACAGCAGTCATTGCGCCAGAATTTTTTCTATACCAAAGTCTGGTTCCTAAAATTGGAGTTGTATTACTAGCTGTTACATAATCTAAATAATCAACAAAAACAGTATCTACAGCAATGTTAATACCACCACCTGTAGGATCAAGTCCAAATGAAGCATTAGCTAATGTATCGTATGAAGTAACTGTTTTTGCATCCCAAGTTAATGTTGTGCTGTTGTACTGACTTACACTTAAATTTAAACCAGAACCTAATGCACTAGACTTGTGCCATACGCTACCACTTGGGTAACCTTCGTTGCCTGCCACATTACCTGCCCAACTTGGGTTAGCATTGTATGGACCAACTGTTACAGCAGCTGCTTTGTATGTTCCTGGGGTAATACCTAATTGTGTAAGTGTTGTTCCGCTAGTATCTGACAGAATTGCTGTACCATTACTACGACTGTTTGCTAAGACAGCAATAGCCAATTGTCCTGAGCTTGTAACCCAGCTACGAACATTACCTGTAATGTTTGCATCAATGTTTGCGCTAATGTTAGCAATAGTGTCGCCGGATGCTACAGTAATTGTTACACCGTTAATGGCCATTGTGCCCGCTGCATTGGCAGCAAATGTGCTGTTAATTGCACTGCTGATAATTGCCGCAGTATTTTGTTGCCAACCAACATTACCAACTTGGTTCCATTTGTTAGTACGGTCTTTCTTAAAGATTGGCTGTTGTGGGTCAAATACATTAACTGCATATGAACCTACTGCACCAATGTTAGTTGTTGGTACAGTGTTGCTGGCTGTTAAGTATGTAGTATCACTTACAACTAATACTGTTTGATTAGTAAATGTGTCAGTTACTGCATCCCATTCATAAACACCCCATGAACTTGTGCCGGTATCTAACCAAAATGTGCCGTTGTTTGGATTCTTAAGTGGTCTTGTGGTTGTGCCTTCTAATGCACCCAAATCAACATCTGCTCGCTGTACATACATGTTATTGCTAACACCCAATGCACTATAAGCTGCCAACAAACCATATTCGTTTAATTCGTCGCCATTCAACGGTGCACCAGCTGCAGTGGTGCTGAACAATGGTGTACCAAATGTGGTAACCAAATCACGCTGACTGGTGATATTGTAAATTTCACCTGCATTTTCAGCAAGTGTACCTGCTGCATAAGCAGTACCACCTGGGGCTACTTTGTCTTGTGCAGTGGCTAATAAAATGTACGCTGTACTTCCTGTTGTAGCTGGAGTATAATTGCTTTGATCTACTACAGTTACTTGTACGCCTGGAGAAACTAATGCCATGTTTCACATCCTCTTAAACTTATCAAATATTTATCGAAGTTAAGGAAAAACAACTGTTTGTCGTGCCTTTCGAAAAACCTTTATAAATATTTTAATAAAAAAGGGCATAATATGAAAAACTATGTTGGATTTATATACGAAACTACAAATAACATTACAGGTAAAAAATATATCGGTAGTCATATAGGTACCGAAGCTGACATCTATTTTGGTAGTGGTGTTGAATTACAAAAAGATATTAAAAAATATGGGACTAATAATTTTTCTAGAACTATTTTAGAAAAAGTAAACTCAATCAATCAATTAGTAGATACCGAGACTAAATGGCTTCAATCTGTAGATGCAAAAAATAATTCTCTTTACTACAATAAAACTAATGTAGCAGGAATAACATATAAAAAACCAATTTTGCAACCGGATCGCGTAATATGCCCGGTTTGTCATTTAAATCCAGTGGCTATAAACTATAAAACAGACGATAAAATTAGGTATAGAAAATTATGTAACACTTGTATAAAACAAAATAAAAAAAATTAAGCCTAGTGTACCAACTTGGTTTAAAGCAGGGTATAGGAAAAAACCAAAATGTGAAAAATGCGGATTTTTATCAAAATTAGTTGATAAACAAATATCAGTACATTATATAGACGGTGATTTAAAAAATAATTTGTCTCAAAATTTGATATCTGTATGCTTGAATTGCAAAGTTGAAATTGCAGATTCTAAGATTAAATGGAAGCCTGCGCCAATTATACCAGATTTTTAAGTTCTCTGTATAAGTCTTCAATTGAACCGTCGTTGTCAATTGTAATATCAAAGTCTGTAGCAGCCCAACTGTATTCGCTGGCATGAATATTAGGATACATTTTCTTCATTTCAAGAGGCGCAATTCTTGCTAATTGAAACCACTCAGGATCTAAGCCTCGAGCTATTCTAACTACTCGACCGCCTGCGTTTCGTATACTGGCGATTTCGTTGGGAAATCTACAGTCTGTAATTACAATATTATCTTTGGTCTGTCGTAGTTTATTTTCTACGCTGGCGATCCAAATATCGTCGTGAAACGATTTACGACAAACTTCAGTGCCCCATAGTTGTAGCACTAACCTAGGAGTAAGATCAGGCATGTTTAGTCGCTGACTCCACCACGGGTCTATTTGTTCGCGCCATTCTCTGGCAGCTTTAGTTCTGCCCTCTAGTAATTCACGGTCCCAGCTAAACACTGATGCCACAGCATCTTTAAGAGTGTTAGCAAAGCTTTCTCTCTTAAAGCCGTGAAAATTAACAAGATAATCAGCAGCTGTGTCTTTGCCACTGCCAATTAAACCACAAAATCCAATAATCATGCAGTAATTATATATTATCCCGTAACCCATGTCAATGGGGTAGAACCATCAACATACCGTTTTAGATCTTCTTCCAATTGTGCCATTTCAGCTTGGGCTTCAGACAACAGTGCAGTTCCATTCAAAACTGTACCACCCTGTGGGCCAGCTAGTTGGCTGAATTTACCGCGGGCCTGTCCTAAAATACTTTTGGCAAATGCCAGTGCATATTCTTGTAACCAAGGATAAACTTGTGGGTCACTTAATAGCATACTGTCTGGCTTGTAGTTATAAACCCAAAGTAAAACTGGTTCAAGCTCGTTTTCACCGTAATATGGATTAGGGATCCAAAATTCGCTTTTGGTCAAATCTGTGCCAGTAACTGTGTTTGCAGACAATGTTTGATTTGATGCTACTGTAATAGAAGTAGCAGTGCCGTTTACGCTAACAATCCTATACTGACTATTATACCCGCGCACAGGACAATGTTGAATATAAATGCTGTCGCCAACTGCTAAGTTACTTTGATAACTTGTTGTGCTTGTGGGCAAAGTGATAGTAATGGTGCTGTTAGCAGCTAAGGCGCTAGAAGTAATTGCTGTAGGCTTGACAATAGTGCCGCCATCGTAAGGGATTTTTCTCACAAGTGTGAGTTTTTTAGTAACACGATTCCAAGTGTAGTTGATGTAACCACCAAACATGGTCATGGCCAGTTCTTGGTAAGCAGTGAATAATTCGTAGTTTGTAAGACCACCAACACGGCCTGCTACCAACATGTAAGTGTTCAAATAACCAGAAGCAAAGGGTTCAAACTGGCTAGCTGTAGTACCACTAGTTGAACCAATGCCTCTACGGAATATTTGTCTTACTTCTTGAATGTAGTTAGGTAAAATATATTCTTGTACATCAGGTAATAAGTCTAAAAATATATAACTTTCTTCTGTGCTGTTTTGTGCTTTTTGACGATATTTTGTAAGTGCTTGTTTGATAGCCAAATCATAATGTTCTTTGTCCAATTCAACATCAACGATTTGATCGCCCAAACGCAAACGAATGTAGTCAATCATATCGTTGCGTAATTGACTTAGTGTTTGTATTTGTTCGTTGGCGGCTATAGCACTGGCTTGGCTAATAAAGCCAGGGCCGCCCAGGTTTTGAGTTCTTACACTGTAATCTGATTTTAGATCTGGTACAACTACTGTATTGTCTGACATAAATGAGTCCTATTAGCCTTATTTAGCTAACAGGACTGGATAATCATTGACATTTCAACAGTAGGATATCTGCGTTAATGCGCCCGTTTAACTTAGTATCTGTGGCACGGATGTCTTCAAGGAATTTACGCAACTGTACTTTGCCAGCTTTGGCAAACTCCCGCAACTGTTCTTCGGGTTTACGCAGAGTTTTGCAAGTGCTTTTGTCTGTGTCAAAGTTTACAATTGAAGTGCCCTTGATGTTCAGTGTTTGATAGCTTGCAGCCACATACTTGCCCAGTTTGCGGGTTTTGCTGTTGTAGACCCAAAGCTCTTGAGCTCCAATGATTTCAGCAGGGTTAATGCTGACAATCTTAAGCTCTTTGTTTTCTTTGGCGTATTTCAGTTTGGCCACAACTTTTTCTTTGCTGGGTGCTTTCTTGACCCTGGCTTTTTTCACCGCCTTTTTAACTGAACGGTACTGTTCTACAGCTTCAAGCAATTGGTCAATCCAAGCGATACGGCGTTTAAAATCCTGGCTTTTGTAGTGACTGTAAGCTTCTTTTAACTGTGCATCAGCCTTGCTTTGCGCTTGCTCTAGCTCGGTTTTCCTACGGGTATATAAATCCACATATTTGTTTAGCTGGCTTTGTACCACATTGTTGCTGACAAACCAGTCGTAGACTTTGAAAGTTTCTTGATCATCGTACTTGCCCTCAAGTTCTCCGATAAGTTCCGAGGTCTTTTCTGCCAGGCGGTCTTGAATAGTGGGCTTGTATGCCGCTTGCTCAGGGCTATTGATAACTTCAATGGGCTCAGGCTCGGCGCTGGCAATAGCTGTTTGGATGCTGTCGTCCAGGAACTGGATGTGACGCTGATTCAACGGCATACCTTTTCGGTGTGCCATAACTAGCCCGCAGGCAGTCATATTAATTGCTTTATCACTGCTGCGAATAAATGCTTTAATTTCTGCTTTATCAAACTCTTTTGTATTTTGCATCCACTCCACAACATACTTCTTACAGTCCTTTTGACTGTAATGGTAATTGTAGTAGTTAAAACTTTGGCGAAGTTTATGGTCAAACTTTTCAGCAGGCCAATCTTTTGACTCTTCAGTCCATTCGGGCTCAGGGCCTGTATATTTTTCGTCAGCAAAAGCAATCCTGCGCTCTTTGGGTGCTTTTGTTTTAATTTTGATGCCAGCAACTGTTGCCATATTAAACTCCAAATTCTCGTTTCACACGCCCGATGCGATTGTTTTTGTTCCAATCGTATCGAACACCGTCGGGACAGACACCGTCTCGGATGCTGTCAACACCAAACACTCCACACACTTCAAAGTCAGGCCCTTTGATTGTAACAAAACAGCCCTGAGCTTTGGCCACTAGCATGGCAGAATCCAAAGTTTCAAAGCCGCCTAGCTTGTTACCGTTTTTGCTAAAAAGTGTGTACATAGATTAATTATAACACCAAATCTAAATTTGGTCAAGTATGCATTAAAGCGGACATTGTAATCCACTGTTCAAAAATGCTTAGGTGCTCTTCAAAAAGGCGTTCTAAATCTGCATACTTTGGTGTTACAGTGTTCCTACGCCTACAATTTACCATTTCCTTGTCCAATTCTGTCCAAATGGTGCGGGCAGTATGGTAAAACTTCCACAATGTGCTTCTAGCTCGAATATCTTCAGTATGCTGCAATGCCATAAATGCATCTTGCAGGCGTGTGTGGAGAGCTTGGTGTCTTTCTTGCATATAGTTGTAATTATAATGCCTTTGATATTTACTGTCAAAAATTCAATAAATACATTATATTTGGGACCCAATAATGCCAAGATTATCGATGTGGCGCGATAACCACACAAATGATTACAAATTTTTTGATAAAAGAATCAGTGAAGAATTTACCATTGGCGGTACGGGCATTTTATTGCACAAATATCTTGGTCCCCAAGCAAACGGTCAAGCCACAGCCTATACATTAACTGCTAATGCAGCTTCCGGCACTAGAACTTTAACTTTTGCCAATGTTGCTGTATTAGAAGTTGGGCAAACTGTACAGGGCATTAATATTGCAGCTAACACTATCATTACTGCAATTAATACCACAGCCAATACTACTACCATTAGTTCTAATACCACAGCCAGTATTACCAGTGGCACACCTATTAATGTTTATTGGCGTGATTATACACAGCCAAATTATACAAATGAAAGTGTTTTAAATATTCAAGACTTGTTGTTTTTAGAAAACAGGGATAGAAAGTACGATACTTCAGTTTATGTCATGCGAGGTATTTACACTGTCAGCGACAACGACTGGGACTTAACACAGTTTGGTTTGATGTTAAGTACAGATACTATTGTTATGACTTTTCATCTAAACGATACTGTGGCAATGATAGGTCGTAAATTAATGAGTGGCGATGTAATTGAACTGCAACACAAGAAAGATTATTATCCCTTAAACGCAGACTTGCCGGCTGCACTAAAAAGATTTTATGTAATTCAAGATGTGACTTTTGCTATGGAAGGCTTTAGCCAAACTTGGTGGCCGCACTTGATTCGTATCAAAGCCAAGCCAATGGTCAACTCACAAGAATACAAAGATATTTTGAATAATATTGCAGCCAGCGACAATGTAGATACACCAATTGGTACAGTTATGACAAACCTTGCTAAACTAGGCGAAATCAATGATGCTATTTTAGCTCAAGCACAAGTTGATGTACCATTAAGTGGTACTGACATTGATCCTTTATATAACTTGCCGTTGAATCCTGATGGTAGTCCCGGTGACCCAACCGGACAATATGCGGACAGCACAGAACTTTATGTTGACAGTACTGTTGACTACGGTACACAACCCACTACACCCGACAGTAATATTCCCGCTTACTTGCCCGGTGATGGTATTGCACCCGATGGTTGGCCTGTTACTGCTGGTACCAGTTTCCCAACCAACCCTAACATAGGTGACTATGCACTGCGTACAGATTATATACCAAACAGACTGTTTAGATTTGACGGTGCAAGATGGATCAAGATTGAAGATAAGAATCGTACAGACATTACACCAGGATCTACCAACAATACACAACATGGTCGTTTCTACAACAACACCACAACATTTACTGACACCGAAGGACAAGTACAAAACACTCGTCAAAGTCTCAGTAAAGCACTTACTCCACGGGCTGACAACTAATGGCTTATCAAACTTTTTTTTACGATAATCAAATACGCAGATATATCATTCAATTTATAAGAATGTTGAGCAATCTGCAGGTAGAATTCGGCAAAGACCGCAATGGTGTAACTGCCCTACAGCGTGTGCCTGTTATCTACGGCGACAGCAGTCGTCAAGTCGCTTATGTCATACAACAAGGCAGTGAAAACTATATGCAGAGCGTACCTTGTATGGCTGTGTATATTAGTGGATTAGACTATGACCGAGCTCGTGTTCAAAATCCAACTTATGTTGATAAATTAAATCTCCGTGAGCGTTATTACGATACTGCTACAGGTGAATATGCCACAGTGCAGGGCGACACTTATACCGTAGAAAGACTAATGCCAGTTCCATATAAGTTAACATTAAAAGTTGAAATTTGGACCAGCAACACTGAACAAAAACTACAAATTCTAGAACAACTTTGCACACTGTTTAACCCTGCATTGGAAATTCAAAGCACTGACAACTATGTAGACTGGACCAGCATTACTTATGTGCTGTTAACAGGCGTAAATTGGAGCAGCAAGACTATTCCCACAGGAACAGAAACTCCGCAAATTGAAACTGCCACTTTAACTTTTGAACTACCTATCTTCTTAAGTGCTCCTGCGCTAGTCAAGAAGCTGGGTGTTATTCAGAAAATTATTGCTAACTTGTATGACGCTAATGGTAATATCAGTGAAGCAATTTATGACGATGCTAACTTAATGAGTCGTCAGTATTTTACAGTATTGAACTATGGTATTATTTTATTAGAAAACGAAGTAAGATTAGTCAAGTACAATGAACACGCAGTTGAAGAATTTGGCGAGCAAATAGTAGGTAATTTAATCAGCAACATCATGGCTGGCAGTACCACTGTAAACTTAGACATCAATGCTAGCAGCATTACTCCAGGTATGAAAGTAAGTGGGCTAGCTATAACTGGTTTAGGTAATATTACTGCCAATACCAGCAGTACTTTGGTAAATGGCACTGGCACTAACTTCTTACAAACAGTTGAACCCGGAGATATTTTATTATACCTAAATAATACCTTAGGTGTAGTAGATGCTATTATCAGCAATACTCAGTTGACTTTGGCTGAAAACAGTTTAAGTAATGTCACAGCCAATGCTTACAGCTATTTGACTTACAACAATTATGGTAATACTGTTGTGGTCAGCACAGCAGGCAACACTGTAACAACCAGTAACTTAGTCTACGCCAATGTAGGCGACAGAATTGTGTTTACTGCTGTAGACAGCAAATACGGTACAGATGAACCATGGCGTGATATTATTAACATTTACGGCAATTTGGTCAACGGTACTAGCCAGATTAGCGTAGAACTAGACAGCGGTTTAGAAGTTGTAGGCACAGTGGCTTACAATCCAAACGATGACACTGTACTGTTATGGAATCCAGATGTAGATACCATTCCTACAAATACCATAGCACCAATCAATGCTATTATCGATCCCTTAAGCAGTAGACCTAATAGAGATTTGCAGTATTTGGCCAATGGTACAAGATACTTGCTGGTCAATGATTATAACAGTCAAGAAACTGGTGCCAATGCCAGTGTGTATAATTGGTTAGGCATAGACAACACACCTCTTGTGGCCTATGCCAATGATATTATACAATACAATGGTAGCCACTGGGCGGTTGCTTTCCAAAGTAACACTGCTATTCCTACACAGTATGTTACTAACATGACTACTAACACACAATATAAGTGGGATGGCACACAGTGGACTAAGAGCTACGAAGGTTACTATCCTGCAGGAAAATGGCAACTAATAATTTAAATCAAAGTTGTGGCAGTCTAATTTACTGTACTGCTACGCATCGATATCTTTTTTTACTACGCAACAATGGCAAGTTTCCAGACTCATGGGGACTTGTGGGCGGCAAAATTGAACAGGGTGAATCAATCTTACAAGGACTAGAAAGAGAAATTCGCGAAGAACTGGGTGGAGAAATTCGCGATGCTAAAATTATTCCTATTGAACAATATACTAGTGATAACAAAAAGTTCACTTATCATACTTTTTTAATTAAAGTGGAACAAGAATTTATACCCGAACTAAACGAAGAACATAAAGGTTATTGTTGGGTTCCACTGGAAGCTTATCCCAAGCCTTTGCACCCAGGTGTGTATAGATCAATTCGTGCTGAAAAAACACGAATGAAAATTAAAACACAAGAACAATTAAATTAATTGCGGCCTACGGAAATTTCAATAGTTTGAACGCTGTCGTCAGTGATCGCCTGCATAGCTTTACCAATAACAGAACCCATTTGTGCTTTACTATAATCAATAGCTTGGGCAGTGCCTGGAATATGGCTGCTAACTAGTACTGTGCCTTTACTTACTGGTCCCTTAACTTGGCAGGGTACTCGGCCTGCTAACGCAACACTAACACTGTTAGCTGTAAGTAAAGAACCGTTCATTAAGTATGCCGGATCTGTAGACACAACCCCTGCAATAGCAGTATCGTGATCCTTAATGCTTTGCGTTACTTCTTGATCACCACCAAATACCAGAACAGTGCCTGCGCTGTAATTTGAATCTGCTTGATATCGTTCTGCTAAGTCAGCATACTGTGCAGAAGTGGCTTTAGCAAATACTGTGTTAAATTGTAATGTTGTACTACCAATATTGGCATTGGCATTGCCGGTTGGTAGAATATTACCTGCAAAACTGGTATTGCCACTAAATGTTTTATTTGTTAAAGTTTGTGTTGCAGTAGCACCAACGAGAGCATAACCGCCTACTAGTACACCGTCGTGTACACGCAAAATTTCTAAATCGGTATCCACAACAACTTCACCTACTGCACCTGTAAAAGCATTATTCTGAGCTGTTGTTCCTCGTCTAAATTGTACTTGTACTGCCATATTTTTAAACCATTTCTTATATTTAGTTAGGGCACAGTTCCAAAATCATAAGAATTAGTAATACTGGTGTCTGTCACTGACCCAAAATCTACACTGCCTTGTACTCCGGGAAGTTGTGTAACACGACGCCAACTGCGAGTTGTGCTGTTATAGCTATAAACTATACCATTAACTGTAGCTTGCTGACCGTTTGTTGGACTTGAGGGAAATGCCATTTACTTTGTGCCTTTATTATACTTATCTTTGTTAGTCAGGTGAAGTGCTGTCCTCTAGTGTCCAAGCAGTACCTGTCCATAATAAAACTTTACCGTTGGGAATTTCTGGAGGTTCTGAGACTTCTATATAACCTGCATCAGCAATTTCTTCAGCAGTAAATGTAGTAGGATCAGTTCTCGTCATACCGTTGCCAAATCTAATCCTAAAAGGAAGTTCTTTTGGATAACCGCTATTTTTTGAATATAGTTTAGCCATATATTATTTTAAAATTTATTATTAGCAGGAAACCAACTTAATCCATATGCGCCATATCTATTTGTATTGCTTGTTGGAGCAACGATTCCTAGATCAATGGTTTGATTAAATGTTGTAGTATTTCCGCTTATACTATAAGTTCTTAATGTAAATGCTGTGGTATTTTGAGAACCAATATAAACTGTATTCCTTAAAGGATCCCACATTACAGATACTGCTGTTGTAGCTGGAAGAGTTGCGGGATTAGAATTTTTTGTTCCGAATCCAGCACTCCACGGATAAACTGCCATATATGGAGTAGTGGTGTGTGCCACAGCCAACCATGTTCCGTCTGCGCTCCATCTAACATCATTTCCTACACCAGCTGGCAAAGATGCCGGGTCAGTTACTTTTGTTAAAGTATCTGTTCCGTTGAAACTGTAGACACTTATAAACGGTGAAACTTGATGTGACACAGCAACATAAGCATTATCAGGGCTCCATGCGGTTCCGAGACCAATACCAGTTGGTAATGTTACTGGGTTATTGACTTTAGTAAATGTGTCTCCACTTCTGGTGTAAACTGTCATAAATGGCGATGTGTTATGTGCAACACATAGATAATTACCATTTGGACTCCACGACACACCGTTACAAGTGTTTGTGGGTAAAGTTCCAGGATTTGTCAATTTAGTAAAAGTGTCTCCACTTCTTTTGTATATTGTGACATATGGCGATGTGTTATGTGCTACAGCCAAATAAGTGCTGTCTGGACTCCACGCACAATCGTTTCCAGTGCTGGTGGGAAGTGTAGTGGGATTACTTAATTTTGTTAAATTCTGTCCATTTCGTTTGTAGATAGTTATAAAAGGAGTTGTGCTATGTGCAACTGCCAAATAATCCCCATTTGGACTAAATGCAATACCGTTGCCGCTGCCTGTAGGTAAAGTATCCACTGTCCCAGATGCATTAGCAAATGTATTGGCTGTATAAGAATTTTCTTGTAAAACTAAAAAGTAAGGAGAATCTGATGCTGTAGCTACTGCAAATCCTTGAAAATGTCTAGGCCAAGCATTGCTTGTTAATTGTTCAGTAACAGTATTTAAAGAAACCATTCCAGTTTGTGCAGAATTATTACCAAGATTATTAAAATATCCTATAATTCTTTTTTGTGCCATTAACTAATCTCCTCATAGCTGCATACTGCTTCTATATAACTGTCGGCACTAGCCGTACATCTAAGACTGTCACCTTCTTCTAAATAAATTGATTTACTAATTAAATCTAATGTTGTATCTGCTGGAACTGTAATAGTATTAGCAATTCTATAAGCTGTACTAGAACGATATACATCTACCGTAACATCTGCAGGATTAGTTCCGTTTACATTTGAAATGTATAGGGCATTTATTTTTAAAACTTTTCCGCTGGCTGCAGAATTAGTAACAATAGCAGCGGCAGAAGTTGTTACTGCTTGAACTGCTGTTTTGCCATAAATTGATGTTACATTAACTATATTTGGCGCTGCCATAAAATTATCCTCCAAATACTATTGCCATTGCAATAGCCTTTCCTGTTGAAACGGCAGGAGCTGCTGTTGCAGCAGCGTTTGCAATCGCGCTGTTACTAATTGTTCCGCCGGTTGTTGTTGCTGTACTTATACCGCCTGTATTGCTAATGATTAAAGCGGTTGGATTAGGTGCACCTGCTGTAACTATTGGCACAAAAGCAAATGCACCAGAAGTGGGGTCAGTTTTAATGCTAGCACCGCCTAAATTAATAGTGTTACTGCTAAGATATAAATCTCTAAATCTATAATTAGGACTACCTAAATCATAAGCTACATTGGCATTGGGAATAAGATTTCCGTATATTGTTGTATTGCCTACTACAGGCGCACCTGTAGTAGTTGACGGTGCTCCAGTAATGTCTACCCAGTAGTAAGTTGTGCCGTCAAGCATCCATTCATAAAGCACATCATTGGCTGTATCGTACCATTGGTCACCGCTGACATTACCAGTGGTCGGTGGAGCAATGTTTGCAGTATAGTTTACAAAATAAGTATTATAAGATGTGCCGTTACTGTAAAATATGCCGCCACCCGAAATAACATAATTATTGGCTGTAATATTTCCTGCTATACCTTGTACACGAGTCCAGGACTTAGTTCCGCTGTCGTAGGTATATAGTATACCATTTAATGTAGCTTGTTGACCGTTTACTGGACTGACTGGAAATGCCATTTAATACTCCATTTTATATACTTATGCTGTATCTTCTACCCAAATTTGGTCAGTTTCGTTCCAAAAATAACGCTTACCGTCATCAGGCATAGGTATAGGAGCTTGCCAAATACAAGTGTCTTCGTCTAAGACCCAACTATCAAAAGGTTTAGGTGTCATAAATGCATCCCTGGTGAGGTCGTATATGTATCCTACCCCTGCGTAGTTTTTTCTAAGCGGTGTTCCACCCAGTATATGAACCCCACCACGAGTATTATAACTAGTTTGAATCCATGTTGCGGGATCTCCAAATGCGCCTGTGTTTATAGTTTCTTGATCTATAACAAGCACTCTAGTAACAATATTATTTTCATCTATTTGTGCAAAATGTGTCATATTATTTTACCATCTAATAGTCCCAGACTGGGTAAACTTGTAGATAAAATATCCACCGACGGTTGTAATTGTAGGAGATCCAGTGGTTGTTGCTGGGCCAGCATCGACGGACACTTTTATAATCACAACACCACTACCGCCTGCACCACCGGAGCTGCCTCCCTCAAAAGCGGATGCGCCGCCGCCACCGCCTGTATTAACAGTTGCATCCCCTCCATTACCAGACGCTTTGCCAGCACCGCCGCCGCCGTTGCCGCCAGCGCCACCAGTAGTAATTGTATATCCGCCGCCACCACCGCCACCTGCATAATAAGTGTTTGTGCCAGTTATATTTGACTGTAGACCTATACCGCCTGCACCAGCTACAGTACTGCTTACTCTATCAGCACCTTTGGCGCCGGCGCCACCACCACCAGCACTGGCGTCATTATTTGGGCTAGCCACATTACCACCAGCAAAACCTTGTCCTACCGTGGCATTACCACCAGTATAAGGGCCCGCTCTGGCAGCACCGCCGCCTGAACCACCTGACAGGTTTGTGGCAGTAACTGCCGGGCCAGCACCTGGACCACCACGCACCGCAGTAACTGTAGTAAAGCCGCTACCACTCAATGATGAATTAGTACCAATATTGCCTGGCTGGTTAGTTCCTGTACCGCCTGTTCCACCAGCACCAACTGTTACAGTATAAGTAACACCTGATGTCAGTGAAACGGTATTTGCTTGGATTAGGCCACCGGCGCCACCACCACCTCCTCCGCCAACAGAGCCGCCGCCGCCGCCTGCTACAATTAAATAATTTGCCAC